CTTCTTCGCTCGTTACGGTTGCTATCCGCAGCGAACTGGAAGTTGAAGGCAGACCGCGTCCGCGCCCTACTCACCGCAGAGAGGTACTCAAAGGAGTGCCCGCGGTAGAGCTCCAGAATCCTGTCACGAACACGCTTTCGAAAGAAAACGTACCCAGACATCATCCTTTGCTCACCGGGTGTGGCCATACTCTCTAATGCCGCAAGGAAAGCAGCATTAAGGAGTTGGCCATAGCGATTGATGATTTCACCCATCAACCACCACCCCAGTGGTGTACCCACTAACAGGATAAACTGGACCAGCCACCCAGTGATCTCCGATCTAACCCTCAATTGTTTAAGCCCTGTAAGGGGCCAACTCTTTAAGAGCCAGCGTTGAACACCGGGACTCACTGTATTCAGTGAGTCCATCCATTTACCTGGATGAAGGCGGCCCAGCCAACCCTGGAAGGAAGTAGTCTCAAGGATGCCATACGCACCCATTTCATCAGTGGGGATCTTCGATCCTACAGTTAGGACCTCATGAAGATCCACCACCGATAAACGGGCGGCATGGACAACCAACCAGATACCCCTCCACCATGGATAGGCTGGCTGCACCAAAGTTGTGAGTGCAACTCTGATACTGACCGGATACGTTCTGATGGCTTTCTTAAGGTCAACAGAGCGTGCCGAAAGTAAGGAAAATGCACGCGCAACGGCGATGGGAAATAAGGCAAAGCCACGGCGGTGAAGGTGACGTATAACGACACCCGCATCAATGGGATATCGGAAAACTTGATACAACAGTTTAACCGGTATCCCACTCACGTCGCCCTGAGGTGTAACGAGTCTCTTACAAAACTCGAAAACACCCGATTGAGATATCAGGGATTTCTCCTCTGATATAACAACCCCTAGTTCCGACATCACCTCGCGATACCGTTTCGCCACCTCATGGTCGAAAATGACGATATCGTCCCCGACGATACCGTAATCCTCGAACCATGAAGTACGACCTATTAATCCTGCACAGTATTGAACGATAGCATGGTGTGCTAGCGCCAGTAATGCCCAAGAAGAATAAGCCCCCATAGGCTGGCCTACTGCATACATCCGGGATAACCAGGGTCCATCCGGACGGAGCCCCTCTTCCCTGCTCCATACAGAATCTCTGTCCCACCACTTACGGGCGGTTAGGAGATGCTTCCAGAGAGTTGCTTCCTCAAATCCGATGATATGAGAAAGTAATTCCTGGTACAGGTGCACTGGCATCCTGTCAGTCGCTGCAGACAAGTCATATGAGTAAACGGTAAAGTCCTTACCATGCTCACCCAACCTAATAAGAATGGAATCTTTTAGGCGGGATACACAGGCTTCCTGGTCAAAGGTCCCATCTTGAGGGATCGTGCGGAGGATGTCAAACACTAAGTTATGAACGGGCTTCATAAGAAGCTGCGTCCAATAATCAGTGATGGCAACAATCCGCACTTTCCCAGCAGGCTCCTCGATACGATGGAGTCTGCTAAGCCAAGAGGTGACCCCAGACAGCGCGGTCCATGATGGAAACAATATCCAATGGGCAAAGGCAAAGAACCTGATTTGCATCTCGAACCAGATTCTGTACCTTCGACCATAGACTGCATCAGCGTACTCCCTCTGGAATAGACGAATAGTGTTGTGCGTCCCAGAGACCAGCGAGGCTGCGTCTCTGATGGCAGTAACACTACCCATCATCCCATGAGGTCCTACACTGGTGCTCAACCAAAGTCGAGGTCTTTTAAGTTTCCCTATCTGCAGTTGGCCCAAGAAACGCTCCACAGTGTCAGAGAACCCTAACAGGTGGTCACCCTCTCCAGAGTAACCATCGGTTATGGTCTCGACCTTGACTTTAGGAGGGACGGTAAGTCCCCGATAAAGCCCGAGGAGTGTTAGAGTTAGCATGATGCCAACTCTATCACCACTGCGAATCCGTTTCCGGAGGTCCGCCGGCAAGAAAGAAGGTAAACCCTTTCTTAGACCGACGAACGGCGGACTAATGGTATTACTAAGAGCCCCACCGGAACAAAAGTGCTCGACCACTCTCTTGCACTCTTTCAAGTACAAGACAGTGAACTCAGCACCGTTGTGACGGTAGAGGGAGCGAATTGACAGACTGAGGTCGGTCAATGCGCTCACACCAAATAGGAGCACCAGGAAATTAGTTAGTTTCCTGATGCCTCCTCCGGTAGTTAACCAGTTGTTTACTTGATTTAACATTTATGTTAGATTAAGAGCAATTTGTCACTCCCTTGAGTGACTTAATGGTTAGCTGCTGTGAGAAGCGTCTCACTGTTACAAAGGCGACATCCTTTGCGCAGGCCACCAAGCCACGTCAAGGGGACGTGGTCTGGGGGTCGGTACCGAA